GGATGTTCCAATCTAAAGGATCTGTTGGAAGAAAATAATCTCTTACTCTATGATAAAGAAACGATAAAAGAGCTCTCTACTTTTGAGGCTAAAGGTAGTTCATATGGAGCATCAGGTACAAACCACGATGACCTAGTTATGAATCTTGTTCTTCTTGGGTGGTTTACAACAAACCCATTCTTCGGGGAGCTTACTGATATAAATATAAAGAATATGATGTATGAAGAGAATATGGCAAGGATAGAACAGGAAACCTTGCCATTTGGGCATATAAATGATTATGGCGATTGTTTAGGGGAATCAGATGTTAAGATAGATCATGGTGATGGTATGTGGTTACTAGGAGATGATGAGGATTAAAAACGGAAATGTTATAAATAAAACATTGATAATCAAATCGTATAATGAAAACCATATAAGACAATTGAGAGGAAATAAGAATGGCGGATTTAATATCACCAGGAGTACAAACTCTAGAAGAGAATCGTACTAACGTAGTAACAGCAGTATCAACATCAATAGCAGCATTCGCGGGAGATTTTGGCTGGGGACCAGCATTTGAAATAACTCCTATATCAACTGAACCACAATTATTAGAAAAATTCGGAAAACCTGGGCGTACTCGTTTTCTTGACTATTTCGTTGCTGCATCATTTCTTAACTATGGCAGTTCACTGCGCGTAGTACGAGTAATAGGCGACGGCGCATTAAACGCATCAAATAATGCCTCAACTGACGCATTGGTTGAAAGCCGCTCTGAGTTTGAAAAGATTCCTAGCTCTTTAGGCATAGCTTTCGGGTCAGACATTGTTGCTAAATACCCTGGGCAGAAAGGTAACGGCCTTATTGTAGGCATATGCCCACATAGTGTCTCTGATGCTACATTCAACGCTTGGGAGTATAAGAATGCCTTTGATACTGCGCCAGGAACATCTGAATATGCTGCTGCCAATGGCCTAACAGATGATGAGTTACATATTATCATTATCGATGGGTCTGGTAAATTTACTGGAACGAAAGGCGGGATTCTAGAAAAATTCGCATATGTATCACTATGCTCGACTGCTAAAACTTCAGATGGTGCGTCAAATTACTATGCCGATATATTAAACCGTTCTTCTGCATATGTTTGGTTTGGGCAAGCTCCATCCGCTTTACTTAATTCAGGAAAATCTGTCGAAGAAATGGACGATGATTCACTTGTCTCTTTCATGGATGCATCTGTACCAGATGCAATACAATACCAATTGTCCGGCGGTGTTAACGGTAGTACGCCTTCTTTAGGAGAATCTACACAAGCTTATGATATGTTTAAGGACAAGGATAGCGTTGAAGTTAATCTGATATTTTCGCCTGGCGGAAAAAATGATGATGACGTAGAGTTTGCAAATATGCTAGTTGCATTAGCTGAGAGTAGGCAGGATTGCGTTTCTCTTATCTCTCCTGGAGTGTCAGCTACGGTTGGTTCATTAACACCAGCCGCAGATGTTATATCTTTTGCTAACCAAATAACTTCTACATCATATGCATTTATGGATAACACTGCAGTGCAGGTTTATGATAAGTATAACGATAGATATATCTGGATACCTGCTTCGGGTCATATTGCTGGGCTTTGCGCCAATACTGATCGTGTTGCTGATGCGTGGTGGTCAATTGCTGGTTTCAACCGCGGAAGGCTTCTAGGTGTAAGTAAAGTTGCATTTAACGCAAATCAAGATGAGCGTGATGAACTTTATAAATCACGAGTTAACCCAATCGTATCTTTACCTGGGCAAGGTATTTTACTCTATGGTGATAAGACAGCATTATCTAAGCCTTCAGCTTTCGACCGTATTAATGTGCGTAGATTATTCAATGTTCTTAAAGGATCTATTAAGAATAGCGCAGATAGTCAGCTATTTGAATTTAATGATAAGTTTACTCGTGCAGCATTTAAAAATTCGGTTGAGCCGTTTTTGCGAGAAGTACAAGGAAGGCGTGGTGTTACTGATTTCCGTGTTATATGCGATGAAACAAACAACACTCCACAGGTTATAGATACCAACAACTTTGTTGGTGAAATTTATGTTAAGCCTTCACGTAGCATCAACTTCATAACACTCCGATTTATCGCAACACGAAGCGGTGTAGAATTTTCGGAAATAGTTGGTAGCTAAAATATAATTAAGAGGAATTAAAAAATGTCTTTAAAAGTAGATGACTTAAAAGCAAAACTAACAGGCGGGGGCGCACGCCCTAACCTGTTTGAAGTAATCTTACCTGAAGCTGGCCTAGATCAGTCAGGTTCGATTTTATGTAAAGCAGCGTCTTTACCTTCATCAATAATTTCACCAATCGTTATGCCATGGCGTGGAAGACAACTCCAACTTGCGGGTGACCGTACGTTTGAACCTTGGACTCTAACTATTATTAACGATACTGACTTTTCAATACGAACTGCGTTTGAGTCATGGATGAATGATATTAATGCACATGTTGCTGGGACAGGCACAGCCGACCCGGGCGCATATATGAAAGATGCTATTGTTAATCAGCTAGATAGAAATGATAATGTTGTTAGATCATATGACTTTAAAGGTATATGGCCGAGCAATATTTCGCAAATCGATTTAGCTTATGACAGTGAAAATGTGGTTGAAGAGTTTACTGTTGAACTACAAGTAACATATTGGACAGCCCAAGGTTCTACTGACGGGTAATAGAAAGATAGTAATAAAGATAGGGGGCATTACGCCCTCTTTCTACGTATATAAATATTACTATACAATAATTGGGGATTTACATGAGTGATAATGAAAGAAGCTTTTTTGGGTGGACTTTAAAGAAAAAGGATAAAGAAAAAAATCTTTCAGTATCCTTTGTCGCTCCCGCAAATAGTGAAGATGGTGGCTTTGATTCTAGTGGATTAGTTGATTCTACTGGACACTTCACTCAAGCTTTGAATTTGGATTCGGTTGCCGAAGGAACAAAAGAACAAATAAAAATATATAGAAATATTGCCCTGCAGCCAGAATGTGACAGCGCTATAGAAGATATAGTTTCAGAAGCAATTGTTACCGACCATGATTCATCACCTATTGAAATAAACTTAGATAATACCGACCAGTCTGATAGAATAAAGAAACTTATATTTGAGGAATACGAGCGTGTCTTAGCTCTTTTGAATATCAATTGGCATGCATCTGATATATTTAAACGTTGGTATATAGATGGTCGTATAGTATACCATAAAATTATCGATAAATCTTCGCCAAAGCGTGGTATTATTGAAGCGCGCCCTATAGACCCACTAAAAATAATAAAAGTAAAAGAGCCAATAAAAAGTAAAGATCCTTCTAGTGGAATAGAAACCATAGTAGATGTTAATGAGTACTTTCTATTTTCAGAAGACAACGGAACAACAATAAAGATTTCACCCGATTCAATAACACACGTTACTTCAGGTTTGCTTGATGCATCACGAAAAAATGTATTAGGTTTTTTACATAAAGCAGTTAAACCGATTAACCAGTTGCGTTCTCTAGAAGATGCTACAGTGGTATATAGAATATCAAGATCAC